GTAGCCGGTCAGGTTATCGTAGTACAGGTCCCCCAGGTGGCGTTCCTTCAGTTCGTCGGAGTTCCAGTCGGAGGCGGGCGGGCTCACCAGGGAGGGGGCCCCGTCCATGAACCAGGTCTCGATGGTATTGTCCACGATGTCCTTCACCTCTTCCAGTTGCCGCTCGACGGCTGTCTGGAAGTCCCCCAGCTCGGTCAGGACTTCGGCCTTCGCCTGCTCGATGCGGTTGGTGATGGCCTGGTCGATGGCATCGGAGACGGCCCGCTCGGCGTCGCGGTAGGCTGTCAGGAGGTTGGCCAGGTGCTGGCGGTCGAAGCCCTCGTAGACGCTGGTCCGGTCGTTCAGGCTCACCTCGCGCAGGTACTCCCGGAGCGCCAGGTAGGCGGCATCCAGGGCGGAGACCCCGGTAAACTTATAAGTTAAAACGATGCCGTTATACAGGAGGGCCTTCCCGTCGTAGGTGATGCCGCCGGACTTGCCGAGGTTGCTGTACTGGTCGAAGAGGTGACGGATGCGGTAGTAGGACCCCTTGTCTCCGGCACGGTCCAGTTCCTCGCGGCCGTTGATGGTGATCCACTCCGTCCGGATGACCTTCTTCTCCGCGATGTCCAGGACAGTGTCGGAGTTGATGAGCTCCAGATGCAGCTCTATCCTCTCTGCCTGGAGGGCGGCAGCGTCGGCCGTGTACTGGGCGTTCGCCGCGTCGGACTCGGCCTTCACGGCCTTCTCCCAGGCGTCGCTGATCTGGGTGGCGATGGCCTGCCACTCGTCCAGGTTCTCCAGGCCTTCGCCGTTGGTGATGTGGATCTCGCCGGCGAAGTAGCCGTTCTCGGTCCAGATGCCCACCTTGCCGTCCTTCACGCCCACGACCGTCACCAGCTTGTTGTCCAGGTTGTAGGAACTGATGCCGGCATACCACTCGTCCCGGTTCTCGCCGATGGTAGTGGAAATCTTCACGTTCTGGCGCTGGACGTCGTAACGGTTGCCCACCGTGATGACCTTGTCACCGATGGCCGGGGCACCGCTCCCGGGGTCGCAGTCGGTCTTGGAGAGGACGATGTAGTCATCCCCCACCTCCGTGACCAGGCGCCAGTAGTAGTTGCTGTCGGTGGTTCCCAGGTCGTAGCGGCGGCCCATCGCCTGGTCGTTCACATGGAAAAGAACAGGCTCCGAGCCGTTGTTGGTATCGAAATAGCATTTATATCCCCGCGGCAGGTCTTCCACGGCGATGACCTCGCCGCCTGCCGGGGATTGTATGTTGGTGCCGCCGATGAAGTCCATCTGCTGGATGGTCAGGACCACCTTCGGGCTCAATTTGTCCTCGATGACCTTGACGCGGGCATCCAGCCCTTCGGCCAGGGTCTTGGACGGTCGGATGAGCCCCAGCAGGGTGTCAATCTGTTCGCCGGTATAGACGCTGCGGTATAGTACGATATTATGCGGGTCGATCTGTTCCATCTATTCTTCCTCCTTCACAAATAAGAGTTTACCGTCGGCCAGAAGGAAGTACTGGCCGTCTTCGGTGATGAAGTTGGACACCCAGTCGCGGACGGTGGCCGCCGGTGCCGTCTGTACGATTTCTGCCTGGACCTGGACACCCTTCACGGGAGCGATGGAGACGATGGCCACAAGGCCCAGCAGCTTCACCGACACCTTGGGGACCCCCTCCGTCTGGGTGGTCACGGCCTGGGAGACGGAGTCGCGGCCTGCGTCCACCTTGGGGCGCAGGATCTCGGCCACCTGTTTGGCGACCTGGCCGATGAACGTGGTCGTGGTCTTGTGCATGGCTAGATAATGGTGACGCCGGTGTCGGTGGTTACGATTTCGTCGCGGGTTCCGTCATCGAAGGCGGTGTCGGGGACGGAGGTCTCTGTGTCCAGGAACACGTCGCCCTTTTTCAGGCCCGCGGTGGCCACGGGGAAGATGAAGGTGTCGTCATCGATGGGCGTGAGCTGCGCCTTCTCCTTGGTGATGGACGTATCCTGGACGCGGACGGTGCAGGTCAGCGCCACGTTCTGGTCGGAGGCATGGATGCCTTCGCCGATGTTGGTGATATGTACGCGGAGCCGGAAGTCGGAACCCTTCACGACGGTCTCCCTCTTGTTGCAGTTTGCCATGGTAGTCTTTATTTAGATGTTATCGATTTCGTCGTTATCGGCGTAGCGCCAGGTGAACACCAGGTTGTACACTCCGGACTTCCGGGTGATATCCACGGTGGGCGCCTCGATGATAATCCGGCGCCAGTTGTTCCTGGACTCGTCGTAGTAGTAGGCCATGTTGGAGAGCATACAATCGGCCAGGGCCTTGGCGGTCTGGTAGCTGATGGGGCCGGTGTTCTGCTCATGGAGGTCGGCGCTGGAGCCGGACACCTTCTCGAAGCCGGAGCTGTGCTGGAGCACCTCGATCTCAAACTCCGGGATGTCACGCAGCGCTCCGGACATGGGAATGTTCTCGTAGATGCCGAAGCGGTTCAGGAAGGCGTACTGCTCCATGTCCTCCATGGTGGGGATGTAGATGGGGGACGTCACCGAGTACACCGCGCCGCCGGCGCCCCAGGTGCGCTTCAGGAAGAAGGGCTCCCCGGGAGTGAACGGCAGGTCGGAGAGGGTGAGCAGACAGGACACGATGCCGGCCTCCTGCGGGCCCGGGATGGCCGGAGACAGGACGCTCTCGTGCTTGGTGGCCGATATGAACTCCACCTCGAAGATGCTGCTGTGGCCCTCGGCATGGTCCGGGTCGAAAGCGCTGAAGGGCAGGAGGAAGTTCCGGGGCGCCCGGATCTCATCTGCGGCCGGGGTATAGTCATAGCCGCTCGACAGCTTGGAGGGGAAGAAGCTGAAGGGGTAGGCCCGGAAAGACCAGGTGCGACGTCCGGAGGCAGTGAGCACGCCCACCGTGAGGTAGATGGACGCGCGGGTCTCCACGCGGACGGATGCGGCCCCGGTGATGACCTCTTCGCTCTCCTCCGAGAAGCCCGGAGCCGGGAGGTAGGTGTTCTCCCTCACCAGGTCGCGGAGGTCCAGGTGAAGCTCTCCGGCAGCGTCGCCGTAGTATTTGTCCGACACCAGCGTCAGACCGTCGCCGGTGATGGTGACGGAGGCGGCTGTGGCCGTGGGGATGTTATCGATGACAAGGTCGGCGAGATCGTCCAGACCGGCAGCGGCCGGCGTGGAGCGCTGGGTGATTTCGCTGATGTAGGTCTTTTTCATTATTGCGTGTCTTGAAGTTTTCCGACAAAGTATTCCTTATAGTTGTGGGTGCAGTCCTGACTGGACCACCAGAGGAAGCCGCTGGAGTAGCGGGTGTATTTGAGCCACCGGTCGCGGCTCTTGGCTATCTGGCCCACCTTCGTGGGAGGATAGGACGGGGCGTTGGCCATGGTGTAGTCCGCCACGCCGTCGGTCTCCTTGACGCGGATCCCGTTGCTGGTGGTTCCCTCGTCGTACACGGTACGGGTGGAGACCAGGCCCCACACCAGGTTGGCATTGAACAGTATCTGCGGGATGGGTGTCGTATCGTCGTAGTCCGGCAGTAGCTGGAGCGTGGCGTCGCAGGCCGACAGGCCGGCAGCCGACAGGGTGTACTTCAGGGACTTGATGAGCACCAGGGAGCCGTTCAGCAGCTTCGGGGTGAACATGTCCATCTTGCCCAGCACGTTCAGCGGTATCTTCAGGGAGCACTGCAGCTCCGGTGCGCCGTCGGCCAGGATGGCCCAGTAGTCGCGGAAATACTTGGGGACGATGCCTTCCGGAGTGAGGGGCGTCCGCTTCGCAAAACCGGCGAGCGGGGTGTCGTAGCGGTAGTCGGTGGTGGTTCCCACGCAGTGGACCACGCTCTCGCCATTGATGAAGTAGTTCGCGCAGCAGACCATGATGGGCAGGTCGGCCGCCTTCTCCTTGCCGGTCACGTCCAGGATCCTGTGGTCACGCTCGCCCAGGTAGGGCATGAACAGCTTCAGCTTCGGGTGGTACACCATGGGGACGAAGCTGTCGTCCGGCTCCAGCGCTTCCTCTTCCATGTCCATGTTCCTGGCGAAGGCGACGGCCTCGGAGCCCACCAGCTTGGGCGTGCTCTCGTCGGTCTCCTTGTAGTAGTATTTGCCCAGGGAGGAGACGTGGAAGAGGCCCGCACCCTGGATATCCGTGTCCACGTCCACGTCGGCCGTGGCCGGGTAGGCCTCGCGGAGGGCCTCCAGGGACTCGGCCGCAGGGTCAGAGCCGTCGATGCCGGTCCCCTGCTCGTAGCGCAGGGTCCGGGGTTCCGGATAGGTGACGGACGGCTTCTCCTGGGCATAGACGGACAGGTCCTCGTCGTAGCCCGCGGCGATGACGTCCCGCAGCAGACGGACGGAGACGGACTTGTCATTGACAGTGACGAACGCGCCGAACTTATCCCGCAGCCATGTGATGAGCTCGCCCATGGTGATGTTCGGGACCAGGATGTCGCCGCGGATATAGAAGGAGGTCTCGTTGGTGCCTGCGGCCGGGCTGGGGTTGAAGGGATGGCCCTCCGACAGAAGGGCGTCGGCGCAGCGGTTCAGGACCACGATGTGACGGAGCTCCTCGTCGGTGGCGAAGACGTTCTCGGTGACGTTGTACCCGCAGTACTGGAACGACATCTGGATGACCGCCCAGAGGTACAGGAAGGGCGTGATGCCGTAGCCGGTCTGGCACCAGGCCGTGGTGTCGCCTATCTTCACCTGGCGGTTGGTGGTGAACTTGCCGTTCTTCTCCGGCTGGTTCATGACAAAGACGGAGACCACGCCGTCCTTCTCCTCCTTATCGGTGGCCACCGGAAAGAAGGTGAAGGGACTGGAAGTGCCCAGGGATACGTTGTGATAGTACTCCCAGGGCGTATGGCCGACGGACATCTGGAACTCGCTCAAAAGGTCCGGCAGCTTCCGCTCCTGGAGGTCGGCGTACATCTCCGACTCCTGGAGTGCCACGGTGGCGTCGATGCCGGCTTTCCTGGAGCCTCCGGCGACGATGATGCTGCACGGGCGGGAGTAGGTGGCGTGGGATATGGTGCCCTTGAAGATGCGACCGTAGCGCTGCGCCCGGTTGGGGTTCTCCGGGTCTTGCAGCTGCTGGCGATTGTTGGCGATGGGCGGCAGGGTGAGCGGCGCGGATGCCGTTCCCTCATCGGAGAAGAAGGGGTGGTTGGCCGTGATCTCCAGCTTGAAGTCGTCGGGAAGCAGCAGCTCCCCCTTTTCGGTGGTCAGTCTCATTTTCTCTTCCTCCTCAATGATGTGAGCTTCTTGGCCCGCTCGCTCCGGGCCTTGGCGGCCTCGTAGTCGGACAGGGCCAGGATGGCGGGGATGGGTGTCTGGTAGATGTCCTCCAGGATGGCGTGGATGCTGGCCAGCTCCTGCTCTATGGCGTCGGTGCTGGAGGTTGCATCGGACGTGCCGTCTCCGGAGGTGTAGCCTCCCTCGGCGAACCCGCCGGAGCGGGAGCCGTAGCCGCCCACGCGGGCGCGGCGCTTCTGCTCGATACGGGCCACGTCACGGGCCACATCCGGGTCGCGGAGCTCCGGAGCGGCTACCACGTACTCTCCGCGGTGCACCACGCCGGCTACCTGGTGCCTCCCGCCCTTTCCGGTGAAGCCACCCTCGGAGAACCCCACGACGGAGGACTCCCCGGAGCTGGCGGATGCAGCGCCGGGGGCCGCGTTCTGGATGGCGTTCCGCTGGGCTACGATGGTGGCCACCTGCGCCACGGTGGTGGCGGCGATTAGCCCGGCCATGATGCCGCCGGCCACGGGACCCAGGTCGGCGAAGGCCTTGATGGCGGCCACGGCTCCGTCGGCGACGGTCTTGGCTATGTTGATGGCCATGTCCACGTCGGCATACTTCTTCTGGATCTCCAGTTTCTTGGCTTCCGCCTCTTCCTCGATGCGGGCCTGTTCGTCGGCGTTGTCACCGGCCAGTGCCAGCTCCTTCTCCTTCCAGGCTTCCACCTGGGCGTATTCGGCCTCCTGCATGGCGGAGGACAGGGCGGCCGCCTGGTCCATCATTTGGGAGGCGGTGCTGAAAGCCTTGGTCCAGGCCTCTGTCTGGATTTCGACGTTCTTCTTCGTGTATTCCTTGATGAGCTCGGCCTTGCGCTTCTGGAACTCCTCCTCGCTGATGAGCTGGAGGTCGTACATCTTCTGGAGGTCGGCGCTGTCAGAGTCAAACTCGCGCGTGGCCTGGTCCAGCTTGCCCTGCCTGGAGACGTTCTTGGTAAGGGCGGAGTTCACCAGCTGCTGGAGCTTCTGGAGGTCTTCCTCGGTCATCCGGAGGTCGGATTCCGTGAGGGCTCCCTTCACCTGGTGCAGGTAGTCCTTGATGGCCTGCGACATGGTGGCTCCGCTCTTCCGGTAGATGGCCTCGATGGCCCGCTCCGAGGACACCATCATCTGCCGGTACTGCTCCTGGAGGGCGTTCCGGGTCTCAAATATCTGCGTCTCCAGCTCCGTGGTGTCCTCGCCGTACTTCTCCCGGATGGCCTTCTCCTGTTCCAGGTGCGCCACCTCTGCGGCACGGCTCCGGGCATTGTATTCGTCCTGGGTGATTTCCCGATTCGTGAGCTGCTGCTTCAGGAGGAGTTCCTGTTTGGCGTAGGATGCCGCCAGTATGTCCAGGGCCAGGTTCTCCTGGGCCAGCTGTTTGTCCAGTATCTCGGAGTCGATGGAGGTGGTGTCCTGGCCGTACTTGACCAGGATGTCCTTCTTCTGCTGGAGATAGTCCGCCTGCTGGTCAGCGCTGCGCTGCTGGTACTCCCGCTGCGAGAGTTCACCGTCCAGGAGCTGCTGCTTCAGGAGGTTCGTCTGCTCCCTGTAGCCGCGGTCCAAGGCGGCGGTCTCCTTGGACTGGTAGGCCAGCTGTTTGTCCAGGATCTGGGAGGAGAGTGTGGCGATGTTCTGGTCCAGCCCGGCTATCTCCTTTGCGTACTTGCCGGCCACGCCGCGCTTTTTCTCCAGGGTACGGACCTCAATCTGGTAGGACTGTTGGTCGTACTGCTCCTGGGTTATCTGCTGCTGGAGCAGTTGCTTTTTCAGGATGTTCAGGCGGGAGGCCTGCCATGCTTCCACGGAGGAAAGATCCTCCTGGTACATCTGCTGCTGGAGCTGGGAGCGTTTGCGGGCGGCGGCCTTTTCGGCGGCCTCTGCGTCTGCGTCGGCCTGGTAGATGCCCAGGGAGGCTTCCACGTAGTTCTTTACCTGGGAATCGTTACCCCAGTTGTACTGGGTGAGCGTGCCGCCTATCTGTTGGATATTTTCCGGGACTTTGGCCAGCTCGGCGTTCAGCTGGGCAAGCTGCTCCCGGGAGGCGGCCACCTTCTCCATGGTCTTACGGTTGCCGGAGTCTTCATGCTTGGCGATATAGGAGACCAGGTCCTCGCGCTCTTTCAGCTTTTCGTTGTAGGCTACGGCCGCGTCTATCTTTTCCTGGTCCAGCTGGTAGCCCTCGATGAAGGCCTTCAGCTCCGCTTCCGACAGTTTGGTGGATGACTCCAGCTCGATGAGCGCGGCCTTCTGCATCCTTTCGGCGTTCTCCTTACGCATGGCGGCCAGTTCCTTCTCCTTCTTTACGGCGGCGTCCAGGCTGGCCATGCGCTTGGCGGCTGTGTTGCCTTTGTCGTAGGCCTCCGTCTCCAGGCGGGTGATTTCCTGGCGCATTTTGGCCTCCTGGAGCATATAGGAGTTCTGGCGCTCGAAGTTTTCGTCGCGGATTTTCTGCGCCTCACGGGCGGCGGCCGCCGCCTCCTTTATATTGGCGATGTTGATGCCGTGGCCCAGGGTGAGGTCGCGCACAAACTGGGACCAGCCTCCCTTGAAGGCCTTGACGGTCTCCTGCCATCTGTCACCCCACACCTGGGTGGCGTTGGTCATCTCATTGAAGAAGGCCTTGCCCGCCTTGATGACGCCGTTCACCACGGCCAGGGCGGCACCGGCGACGGTGATGCTGGGGAGCGCCTTCTTGAATCCGGCGGTCATCTTGTCGCCAAAGGACTGGGAGCCGTTCCGGAGTTCGGTCATACGGTTCAGGGTCTGCCGCAGCTCTTTGTTGTAGGAGTTCCAGGCTTTTGGGTTAGCCTCCTTGTGCATGGAGTTGATGGCCGCACGGAGGCTCTTGGCGTGCTTTTGCAGCTGGTTGTAGGACATCTGGTTGATGGAGAGCGTGGCGGCGTGCTTGTCCGCCTCCTTGGTGGCTTCCTTCAGGTCCTCGGTGAGCTGCTTCACCTCTTTCTGGAGGTGCTGGTATTCCTTGGAGTTGGTCTGGTTCTTGGCGCGGAGCTCGTCCATCTTCCGGATGTTCTGGGAGATGGACTGCCGGAGCGAATCGCAGCGCTTCTCTACGGCCTCCAGGTTCTGGGTGGCCTCTGCGGCCTTCTGGGGGTCCAGTTCTATCTCTGCGATAAATTTGACAATCTCGTTTTCTAATCGTGCCATGTCGGTCGTGCGTTTATACAAAAGTACCGGCGCGGCATAAAAGAAAAAAGGACAGATTCGCATCTGCCCTTTTCAGTAAACGGGGACGGAATTATCGGCCAAAGACCGCGCAGACGATGGCAAGGATGAGCGTATCTCCCAAAAGGAAGAGCGTGAGCCACAGGATGCCGGCCCAGCTGGCGAAGTTCCAGAAGAACACCGTGACGGCCAGTTCCACTATGAGAAGCACGACAAAGAAGGCCACAAGCGCAGGGTGACGTCGGAGCTCCGTGAAGGTGTTTGTGATGCGGCTCATTTCCGGATGTCTGTGAAGGTTTCGTTTATCATTCTTACTACGGTCCGCTGACCGGCTGCGATAAGCCACCGGCGGACGCCGCTCACAAGATAACCGTATACCGGACGGTTGTAGATGCGCCCGGACACCTTGCGGCGTCCAAGGCGGCTCTTCTTCATGTCCAGGAAGCGGATGTACTTGGGGTATGCCATGTGGATGGATGTGCCCACCACGGACGGAGCGCCCTGGAGGGAGGCCGCGAGGCGGCCGCTCCGCTCCTTGAACGTGGAAGCGGCCACCTGGCGCTGGGCTTCCAGGAGCCCGGAGCCCTGCTGCTGGAACATGGAGCCAATCTGGTGTTGAAGGTCGTCGGTGAACATGGCACTACAAAGATACGCGATTTCTTTGGTCTATCAAATGGTCGGCCAGGATTTCGGAGAGGACGGTCCGGGCTTCCTGGACCTGGTTGTATATCGTC